CGAGAATTGGCAGTCCTTGGTCTGTCGTTGCCCCCTCTTTATCGGTCGTCCTCCGCCCATTGGCCGTTGGTTCAAGAACAATTAGAGTTGATCGTTCGACAAAGAACCAAAGGCCAATGGGCGGAGTAGCTTGCTTGCTTGTTTGTTCTGCCCGCCCACCCGCCCAGCCCTGGGATCCAGGAGCTCGGCCTTCGGCCTCGCCAAAGCAAGCCTCTGAAAGGTTGATAGTAAGCACCTTTCAGAGGCTTGCTTGCTTGTTTGTTCTGACTGATGAGCTACTGGCCTGGGATCCTGCTGGCCTGGGAACATAAACATCGTAGTTGGAAACCCTTTAGATATAAGGGTTTAAGAGGCTTGCTTGCGTGTTAGCTCTGACTGGGAGCTGGGAGCTACCTGGGATCCAGGAGCTGGGAGGAGATATAAAAAAAGGGCGTGAGCTTTTACGCCCACGCCCTCCACTCTAGGAGAAGTGTTCAACAAATCTTAAAGCCCCCTGAATGTTTGACAAAGTTTAGAAAGTCTATGACGTTCTCCTCATCAAACGGATAATTAAACTCGCTTTCTTCGTTTTGTGCGTTTCTTTCTACTTCGTACTTGGCAACTGCACCAATCTTTAAAAGAAACTCCAGCCGTTCGACAATGACCTCGCATTGATCTGCGTCAATCTCATGTCCGTCGTTGTGGTGACCAGCCTCAAGATCGTCTGTTGTCAATGTGTCGCCACAAGCCATGCAAACATAATCCCAAAGCGGTCGCCAATGCCAAACATTGTTTCTAAAATAAAAGCCAGGGTTTTCTGCTTCCCATTTTGCACTCGCTTCAAAGTATTTATCTTTTTGCTCGTCGGTTGCCGTATCCCAATCGGGTGCGGTCGGTCTTTCTGACTTTAGTTCTGGGTTAATCCCAAATACGTCCATTCCCATAATATTTCTCCTTTAGTTAATAAAAGTGTGTAGCTAGGTTTGTACAATCTTTAGGACTTCTAGCTACACAGGTATATTCTATACAATTTATCCCATACAAGCAAGCACAACGACTAACCAATTTTAAAAGCCAATAACTAAATTGGTTAGTCGTTGTGCTTGCTTGCTTGTTTGTTCTGACTGACTGCCCACGGCTGCCAGCCTGGACGGATCGGTGTGGGCAAATAAAAAAGGGCGACTGATGTCGCCCTTTCTTCTTGGTTGATTAATCGGCATAGTGCTTGTAATACTTGTCGGTAGTGTACTCGTTCCAAAGTTCTTCGACCACTGACATGATAAGAACCTCTCCATACTGACTGACTGCTGACTGCATCACTCTGTCGAAAACTTCTTCGATCGTTTCACATTGCAGGTGGCACTCGACCTCCTGCTCTATTTCCATTAACATATTTTTAGTACTCATGATTGCTCCTTTGTTTCTGCTTGATTAACCCAAAATTTAATCTGGCCTGTCATACTCCTAAAGTTAGCCTTCGCTATCTTATCCAACTTATTACGAGTATCTTCGTCCATACCTACGAACTTCTGTTTGTAACTTGGTTGTGTCATTCTTCGTCCTCCCTGAACCACTCTTCGCGGACTGCGTTTTCAAAGACTTCATCACATTGGAAGATTGCACTTTGCAACTTGTGAAGATGCTTTGTCACTTCGTCCAAAGCCTCTTCCATATCTTCAAGCAAACCATGATGATCAGCAAGACCAGATAGCTTCGAAGTAATCTCCATAAGATCAATGTACTTGGCTTCCTTAGTAATGCCTCGACTCTCTGTCAAGGCACACTCTAAATCAAATAACTTACTCATGATAATAATCCTTGCTCTTGCATTACGATCGCTCCATGCTCTGCCTCGTAGTCCTCAAGTAGTGGAGTCTCCTCTACTATCTGGCCGTTAGCAATTACAACAATGCCATTAATAACAAGGCTCGTGCAGTTAGGCTCTATAGCCTTTGCAACTGTCTGCTCATTATTATTAACTATGTTTATTTTTAGTTTCATATCTTCTCCTTTGTTAATTAATATATAAAAACTATATGTATATTACATGATATATCTTATATGTACAAGCTTTTTTACGCGTGTGTGTCCGCCTTGCCTCGCTCCGCTCGGCTTCGCTCGTTGGGGGGGATAGGGTATAGAATGAATCTAATAGCATATTAATGAACAACAGGCGAAGCCCATAATATCTATTAGAATGAATCTATACCCTATCCCCCCCAACGAGCGAAGCGAGTGGGTTGTATATAGAAGAAAAAAATAGACATGGAGAGAATATCCAGAAACTTTGACAAATGGAGCTACCCCCTTCATCATAGGAAACATTGAAAACGATTTGGCCACAAAAAATTTTAAAATTTCAAAATATTTGGCATGGAAAATCCTGACATAAATATAGAAAAACTAGCAGAGCAATACCCTGAAGCTACCAGAGAACTGTTAGAACTGACTGAAGCACTCAATTCCAAACAACTACAGCGTGAAGGACAGAAAAGTTTTTTGACCTACATCAATCACATGTGGCCAGACTTCGTAGAAGGCAGACATCACCAGATATTTGCAGAAAAACTAGAGCAAGTAGCACAAGGCAAGATAAAACGTTTGATAGTGAACATGCCACCAAGGCACACCAAGTCTGAATTTGCCTCTACATTCTTCCCATCATGGATCTTGGGCCGTAATCCTAAGTTGAAGATCATGCAAATCACGCACACTGCAGAACTAGCCTTTCGTTTTGGTAGAAAAGTCAGAGACATAATAGATTCAGAGGCATATCAAGATGTATTTCCTGGTGTCAGTCTAAAAGCGGATAGTAAATCGGCAGGAAGGTGGGAGACAAACAAAGGTGGTGAAGCGTTTTATTCAGGTATTGGCGGTGCGGTAACAGGACGTGGTGCAGATCTTCTAGTTTTGGATGATATTCACTCGGAGCAAGACGCTCTTTCGCCCACGGCCTTGGACAATGCATGGGAATACTATAGTTCTGGACCCCGACAAAGGCTACAGCCAGGCGGAGCTATCGTTATTGTCATGACAAGATGGAGTGTCAAAGATCTAACAGGGCGATTATTGAACAAACAGGTAGAAGATCACGCCGATCAGTGGGAAGTTGTCGAATTCCCTGCAATATTTCCTGATAGTCAAGAACCTTTATGGCCTGAATATTGGCAATTAGCAGAATTAGAGGGGGTAAAAGCCTCTATACCCGTTAGTAAGTGGGAAGCACAGTGGATGCAGAACCCAACTTCGGAAGAAGGGGCGATTTTGAAGCGAGAATGGTGGCAATTGTGGGAAGAAGACGAGGTTCCAGAGATGCAGTACGTTATACAGTCGTACGATACAGCCTATACCAAGAAAGAAACGTCCGATTACTCTGCAATTACAACATGGTGCGTGTTTTACCCTGATCCTAACTCCATGCGACCAGCTTTGCTGTTACTCGATGTTAAAAAAGGTAGATGGGACTTCCCTACACTCAAGAAAGAAGCTTATAAACAGTTTGAATATTGGGATCCAGACACAGTAATCGTAGAAGCCAAGGCCAGTGGTCTACCGCTCACGGACGAACTACGTCATGCAGGTATTCCTGTGGTCAACTACTCACCTGGCAAAGGACAAGACAAAATTGCAAGGGTAAATGCGGTCGCACCCATGTTGGAATCGGGCATGGTGTACGTTCCAGACACACGTTGGGCGGAAGAATTAGTAGAAGAATGTGCAGCGTTTCCATTTGGAGATCATGACGACTTAGTAGACTCGACAACGCAAGCGTTAATGCGTTATCGACAGGGCGGATTTATTGGTTTAGAATCGGACGATGATCTGCAGGATAATCAACCGAGACGGATCAGAGAATATTATTAGGAGAGAGCAATGGCTGACAAAGGCGAAAAGATAAAGGACCAAGGATTTGTTCCTTATGCAAAACAAACCGATATGAAAGCACCCATGACCAAACCTGGAGACGGGAAAGGCAAAAGCCGTGGTGGTGGCGATGCAATGAGAGGCACAAAGTTCACAGGCGTTTACTAGGAGAACAACATGGGAGGAATTATGCAACTGCTACGGCAGCTTATTCAAAGCGGTAGCGGAATAGGCAACTCTTTAGCCAGAAGATATTTACCCGCTAGATTTCATAGAACTAAAACCGATGAAGGTATTGAGTATATGAAAGGGACAGCTGATACCATGGGAAAAACTATGGCTAGAAGTTTAGATGAACTAGAGGTAATAGCAAAAAGAAAAATAGCTCAAGGTCAAAAGCTTATAGACGACGTTCAAAAAATGGATCCTAGATTTGCAAATCAAGCAGCTGTTCGTAAGAACTTTGAACAAATAAATAAAGAAGTAGATGAACTTATGGCACTGTCAAAAAGTTTAAGAGATCAATCTAGATTAGCAACAAGTTTTAAAGAAGCCACTCGAATAATGGATTACGCTAATCAGTTTGAAAAAACCGCTGCACTAATGAAAAGTGCTTTACCTGTTCTTGGCGGGTTTGGAGGTGGCTTGTACCTTGGAGCGAGGTCAGAAGATGCTGATCCTAGTTATTACAACCCAAAAACAGACCCATTTCGCAGCCAGCCTGAGGATCCTGTAGGGGAAGCCCTTGAAGACATGGAAAACAAAGTAAATGGCAGAGAACAGTAGACCTACCAACATAGAAAGGTTGTCAGATCTTATTGATCTGGAAGTACAAGACGGCACAGAAGTTCAGATTGAAGAACCTATGGGAACGGGTGAAGGAGATATTGCCGTTGAACTATCTGAGGAAGGCGCACAGATAGACTTTTTTCCTGACGAAGAAGTTATAGACACCACACCATTTGATGCGAACTTAGCGGAGTACGTTGATGAAGGCGAGCTAGGACGAATTGCTTATGAGTTAGTCACTGACTACGAAGAGGACAGAGCAAGTCGCCATGATTGGGAAGATGCATACGTAAAAGGATTAGATCTACTTGGATTTAAGTATGAAGATCGAGACAGACCTTTTCCAGGAGCATCAGGCGTAACTCACCCTATGCTCGCCGAATCCGTAACCCAGTTCCAAGCGCAGGCATTTAAGGAACTATTACCTAGTAAGGGCCCTGTTAAAACTAGAGTGATGGGTAACGAAACTCCAGAAACCGAAGATCAAGCACGAAGGGTAGAAGAGTTCATGAATTACCAGATCACTACGGTAATGGAAGAATATACCCCTGAAATGGACCAACTGTTATTTTATCTGCCACTAGCAGGAACAGCATTTAAGAAAGTTTATTACGACCCAAGCAAACAAAGAGCGGTTAGTACGTTTGTACCCGTAGAAGATCTAGTAGTTCCCTATACAGCAAGTGATTTACAAACATGCGAAAGAGTGACACACGTAGTCAAAATGACATACAACGATGTTAGGACACAACAGCTTGCAGGCTTCTATAGAGACATACCACTACAGCCAGCCGAAACAAACATAGGCAGCGAAACCACAGACAAAGAAGACGAACTAGAAGGACTTAGTGCCACCACCAACGACATGATGTATGAATTGTTGGAGTGTCACGTATCCATGGACATACCAGGTTTTGAAGATCCAGATGGATACCACCTACCTTTTATCATCACAATAGACAGAGCATCTAATGCTGTTTTATCGATCAGACGAAACTATCGTCAAGATGATCCACTAAGAACAAAGATACAATACTTTGTACATTACAAGTTTCTTCCTGGCCTTGGGTTCTATGGGTTCGGTTTAATACACATGATTGGCGGATTGTCTCGAACTGCCACAGGAGCCCTACGACAATTGATCGATGCAGGTACGCTGGCAAATCTACCTGCTGGATTCAAGGCCAGGGGACTTAGAATCAGGGACGACGAGACTCCACTAGAACCAGGAGAGTTCAGAGATGTAGACGCACCTGGCGGAGCACTAAGAGATTCACTGATACCACTACCTTATAAAGAACCATCGGGGACACTACTACAGCTGTTAGGTTTTTGTGTAGAGGCGGGGCAAAGATTTGCATCGATTACTAATCTACAAGTAGGAGAAGGTAATCAAGAGCTACCTGTAGGAACGACTATGGCTTTGCTAGAACAAGGCACAAGAGTCATGTCCGCAGTACATAAAAGACTGCACTACGCACAAAGAACAGAATTTAAAATACTAACTAGATTATTTGCAGAGTATCTACCACCTGTATATCCATACCAAGTTATAGGTGGAGACCAACAAATCAAACAAGCAGACTTTGATAATAGGGTTGATGTAATCCCTGTCAGTGATCCTAACTTCTTTTCTATGAGTCAGAGGATTACATTAGCTCAACAAGAACTACAGTTAGTTCAAAGCAATCCTCAGATACATAACATCAAAGAAGCTTACAGAAGAATGTACCAAGCGTTAGGTACAGAAAATATTGAAGCGTTATTTGCACCAGATCCACCGCCCCCCGTTCCGATGGATCCTGCGAGTGAGAACAGCGCAGCACTAATGGGTGCACCTCTTATGGCATTCCCTGATCAGGCGCATCAGATTCACATAGAGGTGCACTTATCTTTCTTAGAGTCGGGAGCTGGTATGACAAACCCAGCTGCAGTACCAATGATGGTATCGCACATATTCCAACACGTATCTTTAGAAGCACAGAACCAAGCTAATGAGCAGATGCCAGATCAACCTGCACCTGTCCCAGCTATGCAACAAGGAGGAATGATGATGCCACCCCCACCTAATCCTGCAAAAGAAGCTTTGAAGGCACAACTAGAATTAGAGATCATGGAATCAATCATGCCTAGAATCGAGAAGATACTATCTACTGACGATGGCGTAGTTGCACTGAAACAACAAGAGCTTGCAATACGTGCAAAAGAAAACGAAGATGATAAGATGATCGCAGAGGAGAGAATCAAACTGGATAAAGCGAAGCTTAAACAGAAAGATCAATCCGAAGAAGAGAGACTAAAATCTCAAGAAGACATAGCAGCAATGAAAGTAAAAGCAGATAGAGAGAAGAAATGAGGCTAGGCATACCAGGTGCAATAATGAATGCTAGAAATTTTAGTAGAAAATCTGATTTTGAAAGAGATTTCTTCCCTGACGATCTTGGCATAGACTTATCTAGATTACCTACGGTTAGTCCTGTAAGCATAGAAAAAATGCCTGCACCTACTCCTACACCTACACCTACACCTACACCTACACCTGCAACTGGAGGCACACCTGGTACTAATTGGTGGCAAGCTGCAGGATACCCAGATGCAGCCACAGCTATTATGTCTGGCAACTTTCGTTACGATATGAACACAGGTTGGGTTCCAAAAGAAGAAACTTCTACCAATATGGGAGCAATGACTTCTCCAACTTTAGGCCCTTTAGGAACAAGCGGAATGTCTGTTTTTGAAGGTGAGCCAATGACTATGACCTCTGAATCAACAATGTCACCCATGATTGATCCAGAGGTCACCCCCATGGACAGTGACATAGATCGAGCTATCGCTGCAGCTTTAAGCGGAGCAGAGAATCCTGTTCTTAATGTAGATGAAGCTGTTGAAGCAGCCGTGGGCAACGGTCAACCGACCACGGACGATACTATATTGGATGAAGATGATATGCAATTTGGTACACAGGTAATGAGTTACTATTACAATCCTGCAACAGGAGAAACATACGATTCTACAGGATCATTAGACACTCCTCCAGAAGGCTTTATACCAATGGATGAAAATTATACTCCTGGTATGGGAACAGAAACTCCCGCACAACCAGATTTCATGACTCAGCTGCAAGAACTTATTGCACAAATGCAAGCTGAGCAAACAGCAGCTGCCGAAGCACAAGCAGCTGCGCAAAAAGCTGCAGCCGAACAAGCTGCAGCAGCAGAACAACAGAGACAAGAACAAGTCGCTGCGATGACACAAAATTATATGGTTGGGCAACCAGCTGTAGGCTATAACCCGTACGAAAGCGGACAGTATCAGAGCGATCCATACGGTGCTGCTGGCGTACCAGACATGGGAGGTATAACATCTATACCCGTCCCTGCAGCTTATAACCCTAATCCTTATCCAATGGGAGGAATGACATAGATTTACTACAATTCGCGACAGCTGTACTGCGCGCCATAGATGAAAAAGAACAGCAACTTCAAGAAATACTTTCCAACGGCGAAGTCCGAGATTGGGAGCATTACAAGAATCTGACTGGTCAAGTCGAGGCGTTGAATTACACACGAGAAGAAATTCGACAACTAATGAAAAATCAGGAGATATAAATGCCAAATCCAAGCAATCTAGCCATGGAAGAACAATGGAAAAAGAAAGAAGCGGAACAGTCTGCTTTAGAGAAAGCTTACCAATCAGGTAAGAAGAAAGGAGACGCGACTACGCTTGATCCTGATAAATTAGATTCAGAACTACTAGACCAACTACCTTCACCAACAGGGTGGAGGATTATGATATTACCGTACAAGGGCCAAGGACAAACCGAAGGTGGTATTGTTCTAACGAGTGAAACTCGTGAAAGACAGCAGATAGGAACGCTGCTTGGCTACGTACTAAAAGTCGGACCACAAGCGTACGACGGAGAAAGATTTTCTACTGGCCCTTGGTGTAAACCAGGAGACTGGGTATTGATCGGAAGATACTCAGGATCAAGGATACAAATTGAGGGCGGAGAAATAAAACTGTTGAATGATGATGAAATTATCGCAACGGTTCCAGACCCAGAAGCAATTCTGCATCAATTTTAATAACCATGGAGAACGACCATGCCTGAGCATAAACTAAATATGAATGCTGCCGAGGAAACAGTACAGTTAGATGATACTGGTCCTGAGGTAGATGTTGATATAGACGAAGGGGAAGCTTTACCTATAGATCCTCAGCAACCTGTTAAGCCTGTACTAGGTGACGAGGGAGCTGCGGAAGTAGTACCAGAGCCTGAACCTCAACCCGAAGAAGCAAAAGCCGATGAACACGAAGAATACAGTAAAGGTGTAAAGAAACGTATTGATAAGCTCACTGCTAAATTAAGAGAAGCCGAACGAAGAGAGCAAGCAGCAACGCAATTTGCCGAAAACGTAAAGAAAGAAAACGAAACACTAACACAACAAAAAACGAATCTAGATAGTAACTACATTGTAGCTGAGGCCAACAGGATTTCAGCTGAGACCGAAGCAACAAAGAATCTTTTAAGAAAAGCTAACGAAGAAGCAGACATCGATGCACAGACGAACGCACAACAGAAACTAGCAGCTCTTGCTGTTGAAGCTCAACGCGTACAAGCTTTGAATCAAGAGCGCACTGCACAAGCAGCGCAAACAGAACAGGTTACACAGAACATACCAACGGAGCCTCAGCCACAGCCTCAAGAGTATTCTGAACCAGATCCTAAAGCCCAAGCATGGGCAGAAGAGAACCCTTGGTTCGGAAACGATAAAGCTATGACTATGACTTCGTTTGCTTTTCATGAAGATTTGTTGTCAGAAGGGTTTGACCCCGCAAGCAATGAGTACTATGATGAAATCAATAATAGGATTCGAAACGAGTTTCCTCATAAATTTAATGATGAAACTCAGACGAGCCAACCCGCTCAGACGGTAGCACCCGCAAAGCGAAGTGCAAAACCAGGGCGCAAAACTGTGAGACTCACACCTTCACAGGTTGCAATAGCAAACAAATTGGGTGTGCCTTTAGAAGAGTATGCGAAATATGTTGAATAACGTGGAGCAACGTAAATGACTGACAATAATAAAAATACTGACGAAAATCGTCAACCACGCGAAGCCCAGACTCGCGAAAAACAAGTAGCAAGAAAACCTTGGGCTCCCCCGTCTGCTTTAGACGCACCTACACCCCCCGAAGGCTACGTTCATCGTTGGGTAAGACTAGAAATCAGAGGACAAGACGATCGTAAGAACGTTATGTCTAAAATGAGAGAAGGATGGGAACCTGTGAGAGCAGATGAATATCCTGACTTCGAGTCTCCAACAATCGATGATGGTAAGTTTGAAGGTGTGATAGGCGTTGGTGGTTTAATACTATGTAGGATTCCTATCGAAACTGTACAGGAAAGATCTGAATACTTTGCGACTAAAACGCAAAGCCAGATGGATGCTGTAGATAACGATATGATGAAGGATGGTACACACCCCAGCATGTCTATTAATAGACCAGACAGACAGTCGCGCGTAACAATTGGTGGAACTCAAGGTTCGTCAAACAACTAAGAGTTCTTTATAATAATTCTTGTAAATTAGAGAAAGAATATGGCAAATGTAGATAAAGCCTTTGGGTTAAAACCTTATAAAGGCCTCAATGTCGGTTCAGCCGTTCAAGAAGCTAATAAATATAACATCAATCCATCAGGATATGGTACAAGCATCTTCCAAGGTGACTTAACTATATTTAATGGAGGATACATCGAAAGATCAGCAGCTGGTTCTGCTAATAACGTAGGTGTGTTATCGCATGTTTTTTATACAGCTACTGACGGAACTCCTACCTTTAAGAATTACTATCCAGCATCTACAACGGCACTTGGTAGCGGAGACATAGAAGCTTATATCTATGATGATCCTAATCAATTGTTTGTTGTTCAAGCGGATGGTGCTTCGACTATCGCAGCTATCGGCAGAAATGCAGATACTGATGGTATTGGTGGTAGTACAACAACTGGCGTAGCTACTCGCGAGCTCGACTCTAGTACACTAGCAACAACCCAAGCACTTCAGCTTAAAGTTGTGGGCGTAGTTCAAGATGATAAAAACGGAGACCTTTCAAGCAATAATGCGAACTTAGTTGTTCTCATTAATGAACATGCTTATAGAGGTCCTGTTGCAGGAACATAAGGAGTAATTTAGATGGCAATTTCCAGAGGACAATTAGTCAAAGAGTTACTTCCAGGTCTGAATGCATTATTTGGTCTTGAGTACGATAGATATGAAAACGAACATGAAGAAATTTTT